TGAGCTGCTACAACGACGACCGCAAAGGCGGGCCGTGCGACTGTGGCCGGGATGCGTTCGTGGACCGCATGACCCGGGCCAAGGCGTACGGCTACCGTCACCGCTCCGGTTACCGGCCCGAGTGGGCTCCCGAAGGGGCGGCACTGTGACCCGCCTCCTCGCCTGGCTTCACCGCCACCGCTGGCAAAACCTCACCGTCACCCTCGCCCAAGGAGCAGTCCTGCCCGGCGACGTCACCGTCATTCTCAGCCGATGCAACCGCTGCGGAACCCACCGCACCGAAACCCTCAACGGCCACTGGCCCATCAGCCTCTTGACGCCGCCCGCCACCACCCGAGGGGGAGCCTGACCTTGCCGTACCACCCACACGCCTGCAACGGGCCCTGCAACAAGCCCTACCGGGACGCCGTCGACGCCTACGACCAGGCCCTCACCATCTACGAGCAGGCGCTCGCCGCCCACCCCGCCCTCGTCGCCGCCTGGCACCCGCCCCTGCCCTACCCGTCCGCCCCCACCCCGCCCGACCCCGTCACCACCCACCCCTACCTCGGCGACCCCGTCTGGTGTCCCCGCTGCGTCCGCACCATCCGCGCCGCCCTGGCCGAACTCGACGACCTCGCCTCCCTCGCCCAGGCGACAGTGGACGGCCACCGCGACGCCGGCGCCCGCTACGGCAAAACCGGACTCCACCTCAAAACCAGCGCCCCCTCACCCTCACCCATCACCGACACGTTGGATGAGCTGTACGGCGCCCTGGTCGACGTCGAAGACAACTGGCGGGAGTTCCGCAACGACCAGCCCCGCCCTCAACGCGCCCGCAACGGGCACGCCCGCCGCCTCGCGATCGCCTACCTGCTCGACGAGCTCGACGCGATCCTCGCTCACCCCGCCAGTGACGCGTTCGGTTTCGCCACGCTGGGGTGGCAGCGCCGTCTTCGTGCCCTCACGAAGAGCGATCCCGCCTCCCGGCGGTCGCCGATCCGCTGTCCCCGCTGTAAGGAGGCTGCCCGCATCACGTTGCAAGACGACGGCTACTACAAGTGCGGGACGTGCGAAAAACTGATGTCGCAGCGCGAGCATGACCGGGAATTCGCCGAGCAGGCGGCCGAGCACGTTGAGCAGGAGGCGCACGCATCGTGACCGCACCCGTAGAGATTCATCTCCGCGTCGGACGTCCCCGCCCCACTGGGGACACGTTGACCCCCATGCCCGTCGCCTGCAGCGCCACGGTGCCCGGCACGTGCAGCACCACCACCCTGCTAGCGGTCACCTGCCTCGGCTGTCTCAACGCTGCCGTCTCGCTGGCTGGCGGCGACGCCGTGCGCGGCCAGGCGTTGCGCGAGCTGCGCCGAAGCCTCGTGTTCAAGCTGGCCGTGTACGGCCTTGTCGTCATCGCCGGGATCGCTGTCCTGGCCTGGATCTGGAGTACCGCATGACCATCACTCGGGGTGTAACCGCCGTCGCTGAGGACGGGAAGCAGGGTATGACGCTCGACGAGTTGGCCGCGTTCGTTCAGGCGGCGATGCGCGCCGAAGTGCCTGGCGGTACCCGCGTTCAGGTGCGGGTCAACTTCACCGGCGGCATCAAGAAGCTGGAGACCCGGTGACCGCTGATCAGCCGCAGTGGGCGAAAGACCTCCGCGCCGCCGCCGAGAAAGCCGCGGAAGCCCTCAGCCACACCGGCCACGTGTTCACCGCGCAGGCGGCGATGGGCTGGATGTTCCGTGGTGATCTCGAAGCCGCGCGCCGGGCGGTTGCGAAACTCCCCGCTGACAAGCTCGCTGAACTATCCGCCGCGGCCGCCGCGCTGGCGGCGCTCGCCGACGAGGAGATGGCCCGCCACACCAACTGATCTCAAGCCGCGTCTCGCTACAGCACAGAGCTCTCCGCGCGACATGCAGGAGCCCCCGCCCGCGAAGAGCAGGGGCTCAGCTGTCCGGGCCTACTCCTCCTCCGGCCGCCACCCCTTCGGAGCCTCCACCGCCCCCTCAAACCCGCACCCGCAGGAGATCCACACCCCCGCCTTCACCGGGAGGGAAGTTAGGGTGACCGGATACAGCGGGCCGCTCCCGCTCCGGATCTCCTCGTGCTCCACATGAGCCGGAATCAGCTCCGCCGAGAGCAGTCGATCGGTACAGCCGATTCTGATGCACTTCGGCTTGTTGCCGCTGGCCATGACCAGTCTCCTTCCTGCCAGGCATCCCCTGTGGAGCCCAGCCGGGCTAGGGGACACCACCAGGACCCCTTGCGTCTCACCACGACAAGACCGGACACGCGAAACCCCCGCCGGGGATCCGGCGGGGGCGAAGAACAGCAGAGACGATCAGGCCGGAGCGTGCACCCGACACCCAGCCGTGGTCGCGCCGCACCCGCACACCTTGAGCACCTCCGCCCGCCACTCCCGGTAGCAGGAGGCGGAAAGCAGCGGGTTCACCCCGGCCGCCAGCTGCTCCTTCCACACCCGCCCAAGGAACGCCACCTCGGCGTCGATGTGCGCGTCCAGCTCAGGGCCGGTCAACGTGGCGAAATCCATGATCTTCTCCCAGAAGGTCGATGCTTGATTCTGGCGGGCTCTCCCCGCCAGCGGGGCCGATCCGAACATCAGGCCGCGCGCCGCGTGGCGGTGAGGATGGCGACCGCTGCCCGGTGGTAGCAGAGGTGCTTGCCGCGGGCTCCGGCCGGGCAGGAGCAGCCGCACCGGTGCACGAGGTAGGTGACAGCGCCGTCCGACGACACGGCGGTGTAGATGCCGGGGCGGCTGGTGGGGAGGATGCCGCCGGATTCGATGAGGTCGCGGGCCTTGTCGATCGCGGCGGGCTTGAAGTCGACGAGGTCGGCGGTGAGGGTGATGACCCAGCGGCCGGCTTCGTTCTTGGCGGCGTTGAGTTTGCCGGTGCGGGCCCAGCGCTGGATGGTGCGGAGGGAGACGCGGTGGGCGGCGGCGGCTTCACGGGTGGTGACCTGGATGATGGTGCCGCTCATTATTTCCGCTCCCATGTTGCGCTTCTCTGTTGCGATTCACGCTAGCGCACCAATCCTTTGGAGCGCAACACTGTTGCGGTACCCTCTTGTGTATGAGCACCCAGAAGACCCTCGAAGCGCTCGACGCCAGCACCCGCCGCTACCGCGAAACCGAAGCCGCCCACGAGGAATCCCGCCAAGCCGTCATCGCCGATGTTCTCGCCGCGCTCCGTGCCGGCGAGCGCCCTACCGACGTCGTCGCCCGCTCGCCCTTCACTGACGCTTACGTGCGGAAACTCGCCCGCGAAAACGGCATCGAAGCCAAACCGCGCGGGGCACAGAAGGGCTGATCGCCTGGGAGAATGAGCACACCATGCTCGACACCCAGCACCTCCCTGTCGACGTCCTCCCATGCCCCAGCGGCGACGTCATCCTCATCCCCCGCGCACTCCTCGCCATCCGGCTGACCCCCGCACAGCAGCTCCAACTCGCCGCCCGACTCCCCGCGCTCCACGTGCCAGCGGAGAACCTGATATGACAGCAGTTGGCGAATCAGGCAATCAGCTGTTATAAATCGAATTGATCGTGCCAGCATCAGCCCTCGAACGCTCCAGGCGTCGGGGGCTTTCGCATGTTCGGGGGTGCTCCGACATGCAGCAGCGCGACCCGGTCACTATCGCCGAAGCCGCCGCGCGGCTGCATCGTCCTGAGCCGACCGTACGGGTGTGGGCATCACGGCATCACGCCCGCCGCCTGCTGAAACTCGGCAAAACCGTCTACTACGACTACGCCGACCTGGCCACGATCGAAGGATGCCGCCACCGCGGTGAGCCCGTCCCGAAAACCCCCGAGGCCCGCGACGAGCTCCGCGCCGCTTTGCGCGAGTCGTTCCGCAACGCCGCCTGACCCGGCCGCCCCTGGCCCTTCGTCTTCTCGCCGCCTTGGAGGGTGCCCCATGACCGTCACCGACACCGCGCGGGTCACCACCCACTGGACAGTGGACCGCTGGGACGCCGACCAAACCAACTGGGTGAAGCGCCGCACAGGACTCCTCACCCCAAGCATCAACGACTTCCGCCGGGCCAGCGTCCGCCCGTACCTGACCACCGAAGTCGCCGGAAACCTCGCCACCACCGCAGGCCTGACCCGTCTCACCTCCCTGCTCACCGCAGGCGGCGGCCAAGCCATCGTCGCCACCAGTGCGCGCATCGGCGTCGGCAACGGCGTCGGCACCGCCGCCATCGGAGACACCAACCTGTCCGCCTCCGCAGGCAGCAGCAACCGGTGGTTCCAAACCCTGGACGCCACCTACCCGCAAGTCTCCGGCGGCATCCTCACCCTGAAAGCCACCTTCAGCGGCGACGACGGCAACTTCGCGTGGAACGAATTCGGCATCGACATCGGCACCCCCACCGTCACATCCGGGGCGACGGTGAACGCCACCCTGTTCAACCACAAAACGTCGATCGCCCAAGGCAGCAAAGCCCTGGGGCAAACCTGGGCAGCAACCGCCAGCGTCTCGTTCGGATAGATCATGCAATGGCCTATCCCGCCGTTCCCCACACGCATCGCCAAAGGCACGGAAGTCCTGCTCGCCTCCTCAGGCTCCGCGAACACCAAAGGCTCGTACATCACCCTGCTGTCCGGGCTACCCGCCCCCATCGGCTGGATCAACATCGGGATGCTCTCCTCCAACGTGGGGGCCGGAGACCGCGTCACACTGATGGACCTCGCCGTAGGCGGCTCAGGATCTGAGACGATCGTCGCCGCCGACATCGTGTGCGGCAACCGGCTGAACGCCTCCTTGTGCTTCCCTCTGCACGTGCCCGCCGGCGCCACCCTGCGGGCGCGAATCGCCACCGCACTGACCAGCCAGGTCATCCCCACAGCCGCTACCGCGTTCATGGCCGAACCTGACTCGGGAATCTCCACGCCGGGCCGGATTACCTCGTACGGCGCGGTGCCCGCCTCCTCCGGGGGTACCACGGTCACCCCGTCCGGCACAGCCAACGTCAAGGGGAGCTACGCGCAGCTCACAGCGTCGACGACGCGGCCGATCCATGCGCTGATGGTGATGGTGCAAGGCAGCACCAACACCCACCTGTCCGCCACCTACGCAGTCGACATCGCGGTAGGCGGCTCAGGCTCCGAAACCGTGATCATCCCGGACCATGCGGTGGTCGCCGACACCAACGAATACCTGCAGCCCATGTCGCCGGACTTCTACCCGCTGTCGACCGCCATCCCCGCAGGGGTGCGGCTCGCAGCCCGGTGCACGGTAACCACCGGCACCGTTGCCACACCGGTCGAAGTCGCGGTCTACGGGTTCACCTACTGAGGAGGGGGCGCGCCATGTCGTTGACGATCACCGCGTCCGGCACCCAGTCCGCGACGGTCACCACCGAGCACACACTCACCACGCTGACCGGCGGCAAAACGTACACGCTGCACGTCGACACCAACGCCATGAGCCACGGCTCCGGCACCGCTGACGAGCTGGAACTACGCATCAAGGCCAACGTGTTGAACGGCGGCACCGAGCGCGTGGTCTACTTCGCAACGTTCGTCGGCGCCCAGGACACCCCCATCAAAATCAGCCTGCCGGTGCCGGTGCCGCAGACCGCGACCGTCACCCTCAAGCAGACCGCGGGGACCGGCCGGTCCTACCCGTGGGCGGTCACCACCCCCGACTGATGGCCCGCTACCGCGACCGGACCGTCCCCCGGTCGGGCGACGCCGAGAAAAGCATCTTCGACACCGTCACCGTCACCGACATGCTGACCGTGCAGCAGGCGATATCGCTCGTTGACACGATCACTGTCGCCGACACGATCACTGTCGTCGTCACCCTGCCGCTCACGGACACGGTCACCGCACTGGACGGTCTCGGCGGCGGCGTCCCCGTCGACCTCGCCGACACCGTCACCGCCGTCGACGAGTTGACCGTCGCCCCCACCCCGGTGCTTGCCGACCCCGTCGTCGTCACCGACACTCTCACCGCGTCGGCCACCGCCGACCTGGTCGACACCGTCACGGTCACAGACAACCTGACCTACATCGAGATCATCCCCAAAAGCATCAGCGACACCATCACCGTCACCGACAGCTTGCGGGTCGCTGAAGTCCGCGACCGCGACATCGTCGCTCTGCCACTGCGCCGCAGCTGGTCGTCTCGCCCGCCAACCCTCTGAGCGACGGGAGGTGCGTGGTGGGTCGCAACCTGACGATTCCATGGCAATCCAAGGAGTATTTGAAAGCGCCGGTCGCCGGCGCTGCGGACCTGGAATCCCTGCCACCAGAGATGGCGTTGCTGCCGTCCGGCCAAGACCCGACCCCTGGCGACTGGCTGGCCGCCGAGTGGATCATCGAAGGCGGCCAGCTCAAGGCAATGATCCTCATTGGGCCCGGCACGCTGCTGCCGCTCACTAAGGGGTTGTTGTACCAGGTGTGGGTGCGCGTCACTGCCGAACCTGAGATTCCGGTGCTCAAGCCCGGCACCGTCTACGCCAGCTAGAAGGGGGAGTCGTGGCCGCCTTCCACCGCTTGGCCGTTGAGCAGGGTGCGACGTTCGAGGAACGCTACGAAATCGTCGACAACGACCAGGTGTGGCCCATCCCCGACGGGTGGCAGGCCCGCGCCCAAATCCGCGCCGAACCACTCGCACCAACCGTCATCCTCGACCTCACCCCGCACCTCGCCGTCGACCACGACGCCGGCACCATCACCCTGCGCATCCCGGCCACCACCACCGCCGGCATGGACCGGGGCGGCGTCTGGGACCTGGAGCTGTACGACCCCGGCGACCTCACGCAGGTGCATCGGCTCCTCGCGGGCCCGGTGGACCTCTGCTTGGAGGTCACCCGGTGATCGGGATTCGTATCGTTCAGGTCAGCCCGCCGCCCGGCCAGCGCACCATCCGCGTCGCACCCCCAGCAGGGCCGCCCGGACCCGCAGGCGCCCCCGGTCCGGCCGGACCGCAGGGGCCGCCTGGTCCGGCGGGCGGCGACATCTACATCTACGACCGGGCCGGGGTGCCCGCCGCGACGTGGACCGTCGCCCACAACTTGGGCCGGTACGCGCATGTGTCGGTGCTCGCCGACGACGGCTCCGAGGTCACCACCGACGTGGTCTGGCCCAACGTCAACACCACTGTGATCACTTTCGCTGCGCCGTTCTCCGGCAAAGCCATCATCGGATAAGGGGCAGCACAGCATGACGCGTAAGGTCCTCAACGGGCTCGACCTCGACAACCAGCGCATCGTCTCGCTGGCAGACCCGTCGTCGGCCAGCGACGCGGCCACCAAGGCGTACGTCGACCAGGTCGCCAGAGGCCTGAACTGGAAGCAGTCGGTTCGTGTCGCGACCACCACGAACGCCACGTTGTCCAGCGGCTTCGAGGACGGCGACGTCGTCGACGGCGTCACCCTCGCCACCGGCGACCGCATCCTCATCAAAGATCAGAGCAGCGGCAGTGAGAACGGCATCTACGTCGTCGCCGCCTCCGGCGCCCCCACCCGAGCGGCCGACATGGCGGCCGCCTCCGACGGCAAGGGCGTCGCGGTCACCGTCACCTCCGGCACCGTCAACGCGGACAGGGTGTACATCCAGACGGCCGACACCGCAACCGTCGGCACCGACCCGCTGACCTGGTCGCAGCTCGGCGGGGGAGGCTCCTCCTACACCGCGGGCGACGGCCTGTCAGAGTCGCCGGCCGGGACGTTCAACGTGGCCACCGGTGCGGGGTTGGAGATCAACGCCGACGCGGTCCGCATCGCCGCCGCCGCGGCCGGTGCCGGTCTGACCGGCGGCGCCGGATCCGCGCTCGCGGTCGGTGCGGGCACCGGTATCACGGTCAACGCCGATGATGTCGCCCTGTCGGCGAGCGTGGCGGGCGCCGGGTTGACGCACACCACCGGGGTCCTCGCTGTCGGCGCGGGCACTGGTATCTCGGTGGCTGCGGACGCGGTCGCGGTCGACACGGCTGTGGTGTCCCGGCATGTGGCCGCGAACGTGGGCGACGGGTCGAACTCGCAGATCGACATCAGCCACAACCTGGGCACCTACGACGTGTCGGTGGAGGTGTTCGTCAACTCCGGTTCCCGGGAGACGGTGATCTGCGACGTGTCCCGCACCGACACCAACACGGTCCGCCTGAACTTCGCGACCGCCCCCACCAGCGGCCAATACCGGGTCATCGTGCAGGGGTAGGGCTGATGTCCACCCACCTGACCGCGCTGCACCTGCTCCAGCAGGCCAGCCCACCCAGCCCGCCATCCGGGTACACCGCCCTGTCGGCCCGCTCCGGGGACCTGCTGTACACGGAGGATTCCGCCGGGGTGGAGCGGCTCCTGGCCGCCGGACCCACCCCGGTCCGGTTGACGTCCACCACCGCGTCCACCGCAACCACGCTCAGCGACGCCGCAGGACTGGGCCTCGCCGTCCAAGCCGGGCGACGGTACCTGTTTCGCTTCGCTGGCCAATACATCAGCGCGGCGTCCACGACCGGTCTCGGCTTGGCCGTCAACGGGCCCACCCTGGGCTCAGACGGGCTGATGGCGAACGTGTTCATCGCGCACACCAACGCGATCCCGATGCTGGGAGCCGTCAGCGCCTACAACACCGCCATCCTCGGCACCGCCAGCTCGACCGCGACCCGTATGCCGTGGGAGGTGTGGGGGCACGTGCACGTCTCCGTGAGCGGCACCCTGCAGCTACGCATGCGGTCCGAGGTCGCCTCATCTGCGGTCACCTTGCAGATCGGGAGCTACGGGTATGCGTGGGCGGTGGGCTGATGCCTCGGCTCCTGGCCGCCGCGCTGCTCGCCGAGGCTAGCGTGGACACCCCCGCCGCCGGGTTCACCGCGCTGGGCGCGCTCACCTCCGGTCCGGCGGTCCGCTCCTCGGACGGTGCCGCGTTGCGCGCGCTCGACATCGTCACCGGCCGCGTCACCTCCGCTCTGACCAATACGACGACGACGCTCGCCGACATGACCGGCCTGGCCCTGCCAGTGGCCGCGGGCGGCGTCTACGTGTTCGAGTTCTCCGGCACCTACAGTTCGTCGGCGACCGGCTGCTACATCGCCGCCGCACTCAACGGGCCCTCCACCGGGGCTTCCGGCGTGATCTGCAACCACCACCTGCACGTCGGGGTAGGGGCGGACACCTGGCACAGCGGCTGCACCAGCGCGTTCGCCGCCACCAACGGGCCCGGCTACGTGGTAGCGGCCAACGTGGTGACGCCGTGGCGGTTGTACGGGTCGTTCGAAGTCGGTGGCACGGGCGGCGTGGTGGTGCCCCAGTTCGCTCGCGACTCGGGTGCCGGGACTATCACCATCCAGGCCGGCGCCTGGGGCTGGCTGCTGCGCATCGCCTGAACGGGGGGCTGCCGTGACCATGACCGCCCCCTCCCCGTGGGAGATTGCCGCCGCCCACTTCCAGCCCCGCACCAGGCGGTGGGCCACCCCGGGCGATCTCGCCCGCGCCCTCGACCCCGCCACCGTCCAAACCCCCGCCCTCGACCTCATCGACCGCGAACTCGTTGCCGTCGCGGACGGCGAGGTAGACCGGCTCATGGTGTTCATGAGCCCACAGGAGGGCAAGTCTGTCCGGGTTTCACATCGTTTCGCCGAATGGATGCTCGTCAACAACCCCGATACGCGGATCGCGATCGTCTCCTACGCCGACGAGATCGCCCGCCGGTGGGGCAGCGACATCAAGCTGGACACCCAGACCTACGACGGCTCTGACGACACCATCGACCTCGGCCTGCGCCTCCGCGCAGATTCCCGAGCTGCGGGCCGTTGGCAGATCGAGGGGCACCGCGGAGGCGTTTACTGTTGCGGCGTGGCGGGGTCCTTAACCGGACGTGCCGTGGATCTGCTCCTCGTCGACGACCCGCTGAAAGATCTTGAGCAGGCGCAGTCCGCCGCCTACCGAGAGCGGGCATGGCGGTTCTGGCAAGCGGTAGCCGTACCCCGTCTCGGCCCAGGCTCCCGCGTAGTGATCATTCAAACGAGGTGGCACGACGCCGACCTCGGCGGACGACTCCTGGCACAGGACCCCGACCGGTGGCGGGTCGTCTCGATCCCCGCCGTCGCCGAATCGCCAGACGATCCGCTCGGCCGCCAGGTCGGCGAACCGATGATCTCAGCGCGCGGAGAGCGGGACTGGGCCGCGATCCGCCGCGACGTCGGCGAGTACGTGTGGGCCGCCCTCTACCAGCAGCGTCCACAGCCAGCCGACGGCGGCTTGTTCAAACGGGCGGGCCTGCGCCACTGGGTGTCTGGCGGCGAGCAGCGGCTGCGCCTCGGCGACCGCATCGTGGATCTGCGCGACTGCTGGAAGTTCCTCACCGTTGACCTCGCCGCCAGCGTGAAAACGTCGGCGGACTACACGGCGGCCGCGGTGTGGGCGATCGGCCCTGCTGGGGATCTGGTCATGCTCGACGGCATCCGCGAGCGCATGGATCCGGCCGGGCATTGGCCCGCGGTGCGGGGGTTGCGGGAACGTTGGTCGGCGGACGTGGTGTTCGTGGAAAGCAGGATGTTCGGCACGACGCTGGTGTATGAGGCGGCTCAGGCTGGTGTGCCGGTGCAGGAGTTGCACGCCGACGCCGACAAGATCACCCGAGCGTTGCCGGCGACCGCGCGCGCGGACTCCGGGCGGCTGTGGTTCCCGCCGCTGGACCGGATGCCTGAGGTGGCCGACTGGCGGGATGAGCTGCTGGCCTTCCCCAACGGCGTGCATGACGACTGCGTCGACGTGGTCGCCTACGCCGCCCGGGTTGCGGGAGCGCACTGGCTGCCCGCGGAGTCGACGTCGCTGCCGGGCGGCCGCGCACCTGTGGATGACGGGGTGATCGGTCAGGCGTACGCGGCGGCGACCGGCGGAGCGGGCGGCGTCGACTTCATGAGCGTCAACTACTGAGAGGCACGAATGAAGATCCTCCCAGGAGTGTCGGTGTCCCGGGTGGTTGTGCCCGGTGATGCGCCCTGGCCTCTGCGGGCCAGTCACGGGCGGCGGTGGGACTTTCCGCACTTCGCCGTGAATCTCCAGGGCCGCCGCCGGTCGGCGTGGCTGATCTTCCCGTTCGGAGCCCGCCGCTACATGGCCCGCCACACACGCTGACAGGGGGTAAGCCATGGCGAAGCTGACCCCGATCACCCTTCCCGTGGTGCTGCGCATCGGAGACTCCGAAGCCGAGATCGGCCACATCGAAGTGCCGGTCAACATAAGGATGGCCAACGCCACCCCGCACCCCGACGGCCCGCTTTCCCTGCCCATCGAAGTTGAGGCCGACGGGCCAGCGGTGCGCCGCCGCGTCGCGGACTTCCTCCGCGAGGCCGCCGCCGCATTCGAGGAGGTGCCCGCCGATGGCGATTAGCGCCCCCACCCGGGATATCGGCGTCCTCGACGGCGGCCACTACGGGCACCTGTACACGGACCTGCTGGAGATCATCCCCGACCTCATGTGGCCCACCAGCGTGCAAACGTACGCGCGGATGCGCCACGACCCGCAACTCACCGCGATCCTCGCCGCCTACACGCTGCCCATCCGCCGCGCCACCTGGGCCGTCGACCCCACCGGCTGCCGCGACGAGGTCGCCCAGCTCGTCGCCGACGACCTCGGCCTGCCCATCCTGGACGCGGGCACGATGCCCGGTCCGGCGCGCCGTCGCGGGGTGCGGTGGGCCGACCACCTGCGCCTCGCCCTGCTGAGCCTGGTGTACGGGCACATGCCGTTCGAGCGCCGCTACGAAATCCGGGACGGTCAGGCCCGTCTGATCAACCTGGGGGAGCGGCTCCCGCACACGATCCGCGCTCTCGACGTCAACCGCGACGGCACCTTGAAGTCGATCTCGCAGGAGCACGCCGTAGGCGGACCCATCCCCGCGGATCGGCTGCTGTGGTACGCGCACGAGCGGGAAGGCGCCACCTGGACCGGGCGGAGCATCCTGCGACCGGCGTATGGGCCGTGGCTGATCAAGCACGAGGTGTGGAGGGTCCACGCCACCAGCATCCGCCGTTTCGGAATGGGGGTGCCGTCCGTCGAAGCCCCACCCGGGGCAACCCCCGGGCAGGTCACTGAAGCGCAACGGCTGGCCTCCGCCATGCGCGCCGGAGACACCGCCGGCGTTGGCCTGCCCCCGGGGTTCCGGCTGGCGATCACCGGCATGACAGGGTCCGCGCCGGACGCCATGGAGTTCGTCCGTTACCTCGACCAGCAGATGTCGAGGAGCGCGCTGGCTGGGCTCCTCGACCTGGGCGAAACCCGGAACGGCAGCAGAGCGCTCGGCGACACGATGCTGGAGCTGTTCTTCATCAGCTTGCAGGCGATCGCCGACGAGATCGCCGAAGCCGCCACCCTCGGCGCCGTCATCCCCTCGGTGGACCTCAACTGGGGCGAAGACGAACCCGCACCGCGAATCATCGCCGCCGACGTCGGCAACCGGCACGAAGTCAACGCCCAGGCACTGGAGCAGCTCATCTCCTCCGGCGCGATCACCCCAGACCCGGACCTGGAAGCGTACGTCCGCGCCGCCTGGCGGCTCCCACAGCGCGCCGCCACCGCACCTCCACCCGCCCCGGCTCCGCCGGTGCAAGCCCGCCGCCGGTCCCCGCGGACCCGGTCGGTGCGCGCCGCCGGATCGGAGGATCACCGGCAGCTCACCCTGGCCGAAGCCGCCTCCGGCATCGACCCGACCGCCATCCAAGCCGTCTGGTCGGACGCCCTCACCCAGCTGCTCGCCGACTGGGCCGGGGTGTCCGCCACCTGGCGGGAAGAGCTGGCCAAGCAGATCCGCGGCATCGTCTCCGGAGGAGACCTCGCCGCCCTCGCCAACCTGGTGCTCGACCCGGGTGCCGCGATTCAGCTGCTGGGTGCGGCGATGATCGCGGTGGCCGAGCAGTCTGCGGCGCAGATGGTCGCCGAAGCCGCATCCCAAGGGGTGGACGTCGACCAGCCGCCCGTCAACGAATCCCACCTGCTCGACCTCGCCCGCGCCCTCGGCGCGCTGCTCGCCTCCCAACTCGCCGGGGCTGGCGCTCGGGAGGCGATCCGCCGGGCCACACCAGGCGCGGCGGGGGAGGACGTCGCCGCCGCGGTGGCCGACCACCTTGCCGGCTTGTCGGACGCGTTCCTGCGCGAGCAGCTCGGCGGCGCACTGTCCGCGGCGCAATCGGACGGCCGGTTCGCCGTGCTCGATGTGGCGCCGGAGGCGACGTACTACGCCAGCGAAGTGCTTGACCAGAACACCTGTCCGAAATGTTTGGAGATCGACGGCCAGGAGTTCGCTGACCTGGCAGAAGCCAAGGCCACCTACATCACAGGCGGCTACATCGACTGCGACGGACGCCTGCGTTGTCGAGGCATCGTCGCCACCGTCTGGAACTGACCTCTGATCTCCCGGCCTGGCCTGCCCCGTTGGGGAACGGGTGGCAGGCAGGCCGGGTAACCCGTTCCCCAACCTGAAAGGGCCGCTCCGGCATGCCCAAGATCACTCGGATAAGCCGCTCGGATTCCTGGCGTCAGGAGTTCATCGCCAAGCACCGAGGCCGCTGCCACTACTGCAATCGCACGGGCGCTCTCGATCGGGGGCCCGACGATCGCGCCTGGTGGATCGACCACATGGACCCGATCTCCCGAGGCGGAGCCGACACCGAAGAAAATCTCACTCTGGCCTGCAAGCGGTGCAACCTGGCCAAGGGGGTTCAGCCGTATAGTCGGTTCAAGGAGTTCGCGGAAAAGCACTTCTGGGCGCCTGATGACTGGCGGGCCTCTGAGTATGACCTGGACCGTCTCATGGAGCTTCGTCAGAATGTCGACTCGCTGCGAACGTTCCACATGTCTTTCGCTGACCTTTCATGGCATCTGAATTACAGCGACGACAAGGCCGGGATCGTGCTTATCGGAGCTCACGAACACAACGGGACCTTCACGGAGCGAATCCTGAGCCTCGACGGGAGTTTGGCCGAATACCGCACGTCGGACTACCACAAAACGGCAGGGCGGGACGGCAACGCTGTCCTTGCATTGGTCATCGAGATGTACCGGCTAATGCCCGCGATGGTCGCCGAACTGCGACTACTACGCGGCGAGGAGTCGAACACAGAAGATGAGGCTGCCTGATCTCTGCCGCCGTCCATGAGCAGGGACGGCAGTTACCCTCGCGAGACACGAGTAGCTGACATCCTCCCTCTCGCTCTCCCCTTGGCGACCATGTCGCGGACGTTGTCCGCCTGCGTGCCAAGGAAAAGGTGATCCGGGTTGATGCAGGGCGGGTTGTCGCAGCGGTGGCAAACGTTCATCTCGCCCGGAGCAGAGCCCACAAGCATCTGGTAAGCGACCCGGGGGGCGGATTGGGTGCGACCAGCCCATCGAATGCGCCCATATCCGCCGCTCCCCGTGGCGCCTTGGTACTCCCAGCAGCCAGACGGAAGTTTCACCACTCGGGCCATGACGGAGGCCCACGCCTCTTCTTCCGTGCGGTTTCGGCGGGGCTTCCTCTGGGCGGCCGTGGTGGTGAGCAGGGGATCGCCGTACTTCTGCCACCGCTGATAGTGCATCACGCAATATCCGCGACACCGATGTTTCTGGCCACATCCATCCACTGAGCAGGTTCGACCCTTCTCCCGCTCCTCGAAGGCTCGCACGAACACCTGAGGGTCGCCGTGCTTCTTCCAACGCTGGTAATGCCGCTCACACCATCCGCGCCCATAGTGCGCTCCTTCGCAGTCGTCGATCGAACAGGAGCGCTCAGGCATGGATGTCTCCGTTCCACAGGTTCCGGCGTTAGCCCATGTTAGCAACGTTGAGCTGATGCACACCGGCACCTGGCACCTGTCCACCGGCCCCGTGACGTTCAGCACCAACGACTTCGCCTCCGCCGTCGCGGCCCTCGACTGCCCAGCCGTCCGCCGCCCGGTGCTCAAGCTCGGCCACCTGGAAGCCGACCCCGACGAGCAGGGGCTGCGCTGGGACGGGCTGCCCGCGGTGGGCTACATCAGCAACATGGCGGTCGCTGAAGCCGGCCGCACCCTGGTCGGCGACTACGCGGGCATGCCCGGCTGGCTCGGCCCGATCATCGCCAGCGCCTACCCCGACCGCAGCATCGAGGGTCAGTTCGATCACCGCTGCCAGATGGGGCACCTGCACCCGTTCGTCATCACCGCGGTCGCGCTGCTCGGCGTCGCCGCCCCCGGCATCGGCACCCTCCAGTCTCTCCAGGACGTGGCGGCCCTGTACGGCGTCGCCGCCTCTTCCGCCCCGCCGCCCTCCTCGGGCGAGCCGATCGCCATCACCGTCCACGCCACCCGGGAGGATCCCGTGCCCAACCCCCGCGCACCCCAGATAGCGGCCGGGGTCACCACCGAAGACGTCCGCCGCGCGTTCTACAGCAGCGACCACGGCCGCGGCTGGGACATCTGGATCGAAGCGATCGAGCTGGACCCGATGCAGATCATCGCGATCGACGACGCCACCGGCAGCCGTAGCCGGGTGCCGGTGATGATCGGCGACGGCGACGGCGAGGACGCGGTGTCGTTCGGTGACCCGGTGCGGGTGGTGGTCCGCTACGACGACGCCCCTGCGGTGGCCGCCTCCGCCGGGGAGGAGCGGGTGATCCGGTACAGGTCGCGTGACGAGTCCCGGCCGGAAGCCTCCACACCGTCACCGCCGCCGCCGGTTCAGCCTGCGGAGCCGACCCCGGCCACCCCCGCCGACCCGGACGCCCCGCCCATCGTGGTGCCCCCTGCGGCACCTTCCGCGCCGGAGGTTATCCCGGCCCCCCCACAGACTCCCCCGGTCGAGCCGGGGACCACCCCCAACGAAGGAGAGGCCATGCCTGCTCTGGACGAGGGCCTGCGTGAGCGGCTCGGCCTGGGCGCCGACGCTGACGAGGCCGCCATCCTGGCCGCTGTCGACGAGATGGTCGACAAGGTCACCGCACCGCCCGCCACCCCCGAGCCGGTCGCCGCCGCGATCCCCGACGGCGCCGTCCTGGTCGACAGCGAGCGCCTCGCCCAGCTGGAGCGCCAAGCCGCCGAAGGCGTCGCCGCCCGCGCCCAGCAGCGCACTGAGGCCCGCGACCGGGCCCTCGACGACGCCGTCAAGGCCGGCAAGTTCCCGCCGGCCCGCCGCGAGCACTACGCCAAGGCGTGGGACGCCGACCCCGACGGCACCAAGCAGCTCCTCGCGAGCCTCGCCGACGGCCTGGTCCCCATGGCCGACATCGGCGAGCCCGGCGGCGAACCCTCCAGCGACGACGACGAGTTCGACCGCTTCTTCTCCACCCCCGTCCCCGGAAAGGCCTGAGACCGTGGCCGACTACCTCCCCATCTTCCTGCCCGGCAGCGACGCCACCGCGACCACCTCCGGCGCGGTCACCGGCGGCCAGACGCTCGCGGTCTCCGGCTCCGGCACCGTCGCCCCGGCCGGAGCCGGAGCCGCCAACTGGATCGGTGTCGCCGCTGGCGACGCCCCCTCCGGCGGCCGGGTCGCCTTCTACCCGCGCGGCATCATCCACGAGAGCACCGCCGACGGCGACATCACCGCCGGAGCGCAGCTGCAGACCGGCGCCACCGGCAAGATCAAGGCGCTCGCCGCCGCGTCCGGCAACGCGGCCGGCGACATCAACGCCGCCCGCTCCGCCGTCGGCGTCGCCCTCACCACCGCGACCGACACCAACAGCGTCCGCTGGATGGCCTGGTAACCCCGAGAGGAACGTACGATGCCCGTCAACCCCCCGGGGGCCCCCACCCTGTCCGGTGACCTGCTGACCATCCACCGGATGCTGCAGTCGCCGACCCTGATCCGCCGCCGCCTGCGCACCATCGCGAACATGCGGTTCGTCGCCGACCGGATCCTCACCCAGCGGTTCCGCTCCGCCGGCGGCGCGGTCCTCTACGAGGTCAGCGAACCCATCTTGAACGCCCGCCCCGTCGAGGGCGTCGCCCCCGGCTCGGAGTATCCGCGCGCTGTCACCGCCGAAGGTGTCGCCGCCCTGGCCGCCGTCACCAAGTGGGGCCAAAGCACGCGGATGACCGATGAGCGGATCAAGCGGCAGGCGCGGCCCGGTGATGAGGTGGACCGGTCGCTGCGCAAGGTCGTCAACACCATCGTGGCCAAGGTGGACGCGGTGGCGATCGCCGCCGTCGCCTCCGCCGTCACCGCGACCGTCGACGCCGACAGCTACGGCGGCGCATGGAACGGCAGCAACCCGCAGATCCTGCGCAGCATTGAGATCGCCAAGGCCAAGGTCGCCGACCTGGACATGGGCTACATGCCGGACGTGATCCTCATGAGCTCGACGAAGTACGCGCTCATGGCGTCCGACGAGAAGGTCGCGGCGGTGCGCCGCCGGGAGACGACCGACAACCCCATCTACGGCGGCCGTGTCGAGACCATCGCCGGACTGGTCGTCGTGGAGGCCCCCGCGTCGCGGCTGCCGACCGACGACGTGTGGATCCTCGACAGCAAGGAGCTCGGCGGCATGGCCGACGAGTCCGAGGTCGACCCCGGCTACACCGTCGACGAGATGGCGGTGCAGGTCCAGTCGGCGCGGGTCGCGCAGAACGATGCGTGGGATCTGTGGGGGCGGCGCATCACCGTCCCCGTCGTGCAGGAGCCGGGCGCCGGTATCCGGATCACCAACACGATCGACTAGGAGAGGTTCGGATGTCGAAGACGTATCAGGTGGTCGGGGCGTGTATCGCGAACCTCCCGATCGACACCCCTCAGGGGGCGCAGCTCGTCATGCTGCACCAGCACGCGGTGCTGCCGCCGGGCGTGCCCGCGGACCGGATCGAGCATCTGCTGTCGGTGGGGCTGATCAAGGAGGTGCGCGGGGCGAAGGAGCCCGCCACCTCGGAGCAGAAGCCCGCCGCGGTCAACGCCCGCTCGTCGAAGGCGGAGCTCGTCGAGTTCGGCGTCGCCCAGGGCGGAGACCGGGCCGAGCTGGACGCGCTCACCCACAAGGACCTGCAGGCGCGTTTCCTCAAGAGCGGCGCCCAGCAGTAAGGCGTGGCCTGGCCCGGGGCACCTCTTCCGTCCCGGGCCAGACCACCACAACCGAATAGGAGGGGATCGTGGCTGAGCCATGGGCGCCGAGCCTGGAAGAGGTCGCCGACCATATCCCCACCCGCACTCGGGCGAGCGACGCGAGGCCAGGCGACGACAGCCTGCTGATGACGTTCAACCAGGCCACCACCCCCACCGGGGAGCAGGCGGCCCGGTTCGTCGACTCGGCGGTGTCGGAGGTGCTCGGCGCCGTCGCCGGACGGGTCCCCGACACCCCCACCTATCTGCGGGTGCTCGCCCAGAAAGCCGCCGCACTGCGCGCCGCGGCGGACATCGAACTCGCTTACCCCGACCGGGACGCCGACGTCAACGTGTCCGAGCGCCTCGACCAGCGCGCCAAAGACGCGCTGCTCCGGCTCGTCGAAGCGGTCAGTGACGCGAGCTCGCCCGGCTCTGAGGGCTCCCTGCTGCCCGTCTGGTCGATGCCCGCCCCCACCTGGCCTGGCGACTACCCCCTGTAGAGGAGGTGCCCGGTGGCTGCTGGTGGGCGCGGGATCGACATCCGCTTCGATGAGCGCGAGCTCGACCAGCTGTTGCACGGCGCTGATGGGCCGGTCGGACGGAGGCTGGCCCGTTACGGGGAGATCGTCACCCAAGGCGCGAAACGGCGGGCGCCGGTTTCACCCCGCGGGTCCGGCGGCCGCCCGTCCGGCTACCTCCGCTCCAAGATCGGATGGCAGATGGGGCGGGACGCGCTCAGCCTGTATGTCGACATCGCCTCCCCGGCACGCACCCCGCAGGGCGAGCCGTACGGACTTTTCTGCGAAGTAGGAACACGCCCTCACGTGATTCGCCCTCGTAAACCGGGTGGCTGGCTGCGCTGGGTTGGCTCCGACGGCAAGGTGCGGTTTGCCCGCAAGGTGAACCACCCCGGGACCAGCGCTCAACCACACCTACGGCCAGCGCTCGAAGACCTGCGGGGCGCCTGATGCCGTACATCGTCGCTGTCACCGCCGTCCGCGCCTGGGTCAACAGCCTCGACACCCTCGTCGGTCAGGGGCGCCCGCTCGGGCTCGGCGTTTTCCGCCAGCACCCCCGCTCACCCGGCCACGGCGCCTACGCGGTGCTGTCTCGCATCGGCCGCAGCGGCGACCTGGTTGCCGAGGAGACCATCGACAGCCCTCGCATCAGCGCGTCCATCTTCGCTGGCACCGACGAGGCGGCGGAGATCGCCGCCGTCGCGTACGCCAACCACCTCGACGCGCTGCGCGGCGCCCCTGCGGCCATGGGGGATGCGCGCTGCCTGGTCGCCGACGACCTGGCCGGGCCGCTGCTGGTCGACAACCACGACACGGATCGCGAGCAGTACCACTACGTCGTGGATGCCTCCTTCTACGTGCTTTAACCCCCTCTTTTCTCGCCTGAACTGGAAGGACTTCTCATGGCGGCTTTGCCCACGCAGGTGCTGGTGCCCGGCGGCTCCGCATCCGTCCTCGCCGCGGCGGCCGGAGGCGGCGACACCGCCACCCCCGGCGACGGCGTGTTCCTGGAAGTGTTCAACGCCGACGACTCGGCGGCGACGGTGACGCTCGTGACGCCCGGAACTGTCGACGGGCTGGCGATCGCCGACCGGCCCTTCACCGTCCCCGCGGGGGAACGCTGGAAGATCCCGCTGGGGCGCCGGTACGCGGGCGGGGACGGGCAGGCGTCCATCACCTACAGCAAGGTCACCGACCTGACCGTCGGCGTCTTCAAGGTCGCCTCCTGATGAGCCGCAAGGATCCGGCGAAGGAAGACCCGCCGGTCGGCCCGCAGATCGTCCGGCGGGTCGCCCTGGCCGACAGCGCCTCCGCCACGCCGACGGTTGGAGCGCAGCCCGCCACGGACGAGTCCAGCCCGCCGTACTACATCGCGACCCGGCCGCTGTTCATCGACGACCAGTTCAGCCGCGCCTTCAACGTCGGCGACCGCGTCCCGGCCGAGCACGTCGACAAGTACGGCTGGGCCGACAAGGTTCGCCCGCCCGCCCCCCAGATCGAGCCTGAGACCCCGCCCGGCCAGGCCACCAGCAGCAAGGAAGGTGACGCCTGATGGCGCGTGGAAACCCGGGAGCGCTCGCGCTCGGCCCCGGCAAGCTGTACATCGCGGTACTCGGAACACCGGAGCCCACCGACCTCACCACCCCGTGGTCGAGCGTCAGCCCGAACTGGATCCCGCTCGGCTACACCGCCGAAGGATCCACCTTCAATTACTCGGTGGACTCGGAGAACGTCGAGGTCGCCGAAGAGCTCGACCCGGTCGCGGTTGCCCTCACCAGCCGGGAGATGAACCTCGACTTCGCCCTCGCCGAGATCACCGGCCGGAACCTGAAGACCGCGCTCAACGGCGGCACCATCACCGCGGGCGCCGGAATCGTCACCTTCGAACCGCCCGACTTGGGTGAGGAGATTAGGACGATGCTCGGCTGGGAGTCCGAGGACGCCACCGAACGCTGGGTGTACCGCAAATGCTTGCAGGTCGGCGGCATGGAAATGTCGAGGCAGAAGGGTGCGGCCAAGGCCACCATCTCCTGCAGCTTCAAGCTGGAGAAGCCTGCCGCGGCCAAGGCGTTCAAGGCGATCCTCGACGTCGCGAGGGCAGCCTGATGAGCAGACGCTCCTACACCTCGCCCGGCCGCAAGAAGACCAGCGACAGCATCGACTTCTCCTTCGAACTCGACGGCGTCGCCTTCGAAAACGAGGGCGCCGTCAGCCTCATCGACCTGTCGGAGTTCGCGCGCCTCGCCGCGATGGGTGTCGACTCCCAGAGCCCGGAGGGCGCCTCGATCATCGCCGAAGTCTTCCTGATGGTGCTCGGCGAGACCACCTACCGGCGGTTCCGCAACCACTGCCGTAAGCACGGCACGGACGACGAGACGCTGCTGGCCATCATCAGCGACCTCATGTCGGAGGCCGGTAACCGCCCTACCAGCAGGCCCTCGGACTCCTCCGATGGGCCGCCGAACGCCCCGGCTACTGCGACGGTCGTTTCCTTCTCTCGGGCCACAGTCGAGCAGGTGCCGGTCCAGTCGGAGCCGGTGAAGCAGCTGGTGTCCTACGGCTGAGCGACCTGCCCCTGCCCGACCAGCTCGACGTGCTGCACGCCCTGTGGATCGAGTGGCGAGCCGACCTGCAACGCACCACAGCGCTCTTCACGCTGGCCGGCGCCGACAAACAGCAGGTTCAACCGGATCCGCATGTCGATTTCGATGCCATGTTCGCCGCCCCGGTTCGCCAGGACCGAGAAGAGCGCAGGCGGCTGAT